TTATAATCTTGCCCTTAAAGCTTCTTGCAAAACAGCCGATACGTTAATCTTCTTTTCCGTTGCCGCCTTATCCATCCAATACGGGAGCGAACAATTACGGCGCACTGTTCTGTTATCGTCCTTTTTCCGATATTCGTCAAAATCGATATCGATAAGGGTAACAATATCGTTTTTTCCGCATTCGGGCTTAAAGTCTTTGCCTTGGGGTATGACGCGCCCTTTATCTTCCTCACTTATTCCCCATAAACCTATACAATCACGTGCCATTCTTACACTGTCGGCTATATTTTCGCCCTGTGTATATAAATCTAATTCGGGGATTGTTACAAAATAATATTTTTCACCATTTTCGGGTGGCGATATTATCGCCGCATATACGCTTTTCATTTTTTATACTCCTTATTTTAAATTATGTTTTCTTATCAAGGCTTTTGCAAGTCGCTCATTTATTTCTTTGTGGCGGGGAATATATTCATTTTCTTCCCCTTTTCGGTATACCGTATGGTCTCCGCCCTCCCGCAGAAATGTCCAACCGTTTTGCTCAAACAGCTTTATCAAGTCCTTTCGCTTCATTTATCGCCTCGCTTTTTTATGCTCTATATTATATTATACACACTGTTGCGCATTTGTCAAGCATTCCGCTTGAATATTTTTTTATTTTTTTAAAAAACCGAACGCGGCGAGGAAGTTAATCCCCGTCGCGCCCGATTATAAGGAGGTATATATGCCCGTGTGGATAAAGTTATTTAGTCGGTGCTGATTTGGTCGTTTGCAAGCGATTTGTCTGCGCCCGCCGTTCCGCCTCCGCTTGCCGCCGTGGCGGAAGAGTTCTTGCCGTCGTCCGTTTCGGAAGTAACGCCCCATTTATTCATAAGGCGTTTAGCCGTCTGTTTAACGGTCTGATTGCCGCATACCGCCGCGCCGCCCGATAACGCGCCGACGATAGCCGCCGTTATGTAACTATCAGCGGTGATATAGGCGGGAAACACGGCATAACACACTAAACCGAACGCGATTCCAAGCACTACCGCGATTATGGGGACGAAATAACTGAATTTCGAGAAATTGTCCCCAGCTATTTTTTTAATGATTTCAATGACGATATAAACCGCAACCGCGATTATAAGGTTCATAGTAATGGAAGATATATTCATTTGTCTTTACGCTCCTTTTTTTGGGTTTTATTACCCGATAATTTCTGCCGCCAGCGCGTTATAAATCCGTCCAATATACATAGTATAGGAAACGCGATTATAACCCCTGCGACGGCGGTTAAAATTTCTATCAACACGGTTTTCAACTCCTTAACGCTCCTTATCGCTCTTTTCGTCCGATTCGTTCGGCGGCGCGGTCGGCAGCTCCATTAAATCCTCGTAAAGCTGTGTGGCGACGTCGTTTCCGCCCAGGCTGTGATATGCATTGTACTCCTGCGATAATGCCTCCCGCGCATATATGGGACAGTAGCCGCGTTCAGCGTATTTTTCGTGCTGACGGATTATTTCCGCCCGCAACAGACATTGAATTCCGTCGCGCTCCGCTTTCGTCTGTTTTGATAGTGTTTTAACACGCGCAATCGCCGCGCCCACCACCGCTCCCGCCAACGTTGTTACGACGGCTGAAATCAAGGCGGTAATTATGCTTTCCGTCATTTTATATTCCTCGCTCGCATTCGTCCGCGACAGGCGCAAGCATAGCGCATAAGCAGTCGTACCATTCCTTGCACGGCTCCTCGCACGGTTTGTCCCGCCGTTCGCAGACGTCGCATATATTTTCTGCGGTTATCCGCTCGTCACGCGGTATATTCTTCGCCCGTGATTTGTTCATATTCGTCGGCTGTTATCCAGCCCTTTACGACGGCGTTTTTAACCATTTCAACCGTCCACAAGTTATTATCGAAATAGTTTTTTACCCTGTTATATTTCTTCGACATTTTCACTTTCCTCCTCGTCAAATTCGACGTCGGTCATCATAGACAAATAGTCTATCTTTGCCTCTTGCTTCAAATTCTTTTCGCGCAATTCGTTAATCTCACGCGCAGCCTCTTGCAGCTGCTCCTTTTGGGATTTGATTGTTACCATATTTCAATAGTCTCCTGAATAAATTTTCTAATTTTCTGATTATGTATTTCCGATAGGTCGCCTTTCTCGCGTGTTCGCGCCATGAGCGAAAGCACTCTTTCAGCTTTTCCGCGCTCACGACCCGCGCCTGGCGTTTCAGCTTCCTTTTTTCGTGCGTAGCTTTCGTCCTCAACAGGCTTTTTAATATCTTTCCCGTGGGCGATAGTCGCCATTTAAAGCCTAAAAAGTCTATGCCCTGCGCCAATGTTACTATTTGCGTTTTTCGGCGATTAAGGCGTAATCCGAGCCGCGAAAGCTCCTCTTCGACTACTTCCCGACAACGCTGTAAATACCGCTTACTGCCCGATATAAACACCATATCGTCCATATATCGTTCGTAGTATTGACACCGTAATTTTTCCTTTACGACGTGATCCAAACGGTTCAGCATAGTCGTCATTATCAGTTGCGACACCTCGCTCCCTAATCCGATTCCCTGTTCCCCGTCGAAGCTGTCTATAATCCGACACACCTCGCCGTAAACAAAATCGTTGGAAACGTATTTGCGCATTTCCCGCTTTGCCACCTCGTGCGACAAACTCCCGAAGAAGTCCTTTACGTCGCATTTTAAGAAGTAGCCCTCCGCGCCGTATCTGCGGTAATACCGTTCCATAAAACACTGTACGCGACCACGGGCAAAGTCCGGACCCTTGTGTTTTAAACACGCGCCGTTATCGTAGATAAACCGCTTCGTCAGCTCGTGGATTAAATACTCGTCGCACATACTCCGCTGGAACACTCTATCCACGTACCGCGTGGAAACAATATCCCGCTTTTTCGGCTCATACACGACGAATTTTGAATACTTGCTGATTTTGTATTTGCCCGTCGATAAATCGCTTTCCAATTTCATACAATTCGGTATGCCGTTCTTTAAAAATCCAGCCACGCTGTCTTTCCATTTAACGCCGCGTGAACATTTCAGCATTGCCGCGTATAAGCTATCAAAATTACAAATTTTTTCTTTTAAATTTTCCATATGTTCACCCCTCGATAGGGGCTATCGTTACCAGCCGTACTTACGTTCCCGCACGGGAATGTAAACTGCATCTAATATGTCCGCATTCGCCTCGTAAGGCGCAGACGACGATTCCTTGCAAAAACTTTCCCGTTGGATTTCCTACTGGGTACTTGTCCTTGTAATCGGGGAAAACCGAATAACCGATAGTAGCATTATTGTTATTAAGATTACCGTTCGTATTGACCAAGCGGGCATTATTGGTATTGCCCGAATTAGCCGACCGCCTACATATAATCGTCGCCTTTTTTTCTGCTATCTATTACTTAACTCTTTGTCCGATTTCCGCCACTTGATTATTAAATCCTTGACGGCTATCACCAAAGACGTGTAATATTTGATTTGTTTGCTTTTTAATATTCCGTTTTCATATGCGTATTTTCCCGCTTCAAGCATTTTTTCAGTGCCCTGCAGTGCCATACGCTGGAATAATTCTCTGTCGGGACTTTCGCGGCTTTCCTTGTTCGCCACGCGTATATTGCTGACTATATCAAACGCGGTAGCCCGCATTCGGTTTCCAAGCCAGCAAAAATTTAATCCCTCGTTCGGGTGGAACCTCGCCTCGTTCGCGCACAGCTGATTTACGTAATTCTGTAAATCCCGCGCCGCCGTATCAACGCGCAAAGTACCCTCGCCTCGTTTTCCTGCCACTACACTCATTTTTTACTTCACCAACTCCTTTTTTGTGAATTTTTTTCTACCAGGCCATATCCGCCGACTGTCGCGGCGGATTAACTGATTACGCAAGCGGGGAAAACCGAATAACCGATAGGAGCATTATTGTTACCAAGATGACAGTTCGGACGGACCAAGCGGGCATGATAGGGAAGGCCCGAATGAGCCGACCGCAACCACTTCACAACGGCTGAACCGTTCGCATTATACGATTTCAACTGCGAATAGGTTTTCCAATCGCCCGTAACCGCGCCTATGAGGTTATTATAGTACTCGTACTGCTTCCCCTCCGCCTCATTATTATACGGCGAAAACGTACAACCCGCAAGCTCTTTATAGCTTAACAGGAAAAATTTATCGGTGAAAGTCGTCGTGCTGTTGCCGTCCGTCCCGTTATCCCATTTCTGCGTATATATGCCCTTTTCGACGGGCGTTATAGCCGCCAGAAATTCGGGGTCTAAACCGTACTGCCAATTCCTGCTGGTGTTAAGATTGTGCGGGCGGTCAAATTCCGTCTGCGGCGTCCACCAATCGCTTTTCGCGGCGGAAGTGTTCATATACTGACGAATCCCGCTGGTAATATAGTAATTCGACCCATAACGCGCTCTGCCTATCAAATTCACGTGATTGGTAGAGGTTGTGTCTATCGTCGTATTATTCGCCGTGCAAAGAAGCGTTCCACTCGCCGTATCCTCGCCCGTGACGGCGTAGGTCGTACCCGTTTTAGAGCCTTTTTCGGGGTATATCGTAACGCCCGTGGGCTGTTTCTGCCACGACCAATTGAACATTATCTGCGCTCCTGCGGGAATTGCCGCCGCGGCAGTGAACGTATAGTAGTCGTAGGTGTGATATGTCTTGTCATACGAACTATCAATGCCTATCGTGTACGTCCCCGCCGCCAGCTCCTCGCCCGTATAAATAATGGCTTCGGGCGCGTCGTATTGACAGCTATCCCTTACGGATATAGCCGCCTCGAGCGTTACGGAATACTTTCTCCCGCTCGGCAGGTCGTGATTTAATCCGTTTACCCTGAACGGAATCTCGGCCGCCGTTTCGTGGATTACAATCTCGTCGCCGCTTATAGCCGTCCCCGTATAGGTTATGCCGTACTTTGCGCCAAGCTCCGCGCTCGTTGCGCCGACCGCGCTATCCTTGTACTTCCACTCCACGCCGTCATATTTAAACTCATAATCCTTGCCGTTTTCTACCGTGCCGATAGCCGTCACAAAGGCTTCCTCGTCAACCGTAACGCCCGTTACGCCCGCTGTGGTATTTTCGTTCACGTTGGCTATATGGGTCGTTATTTCCTTTTCGCGGTTGACCATAACATAGTCGCCCGTTTGCACGAATAAATCCAGGCTGCCCGTGCGCGTAATCTGCGTAAATTCTGACCACGAAGCAATTTTCCCGCCTGTGGAGCTTTTCGCCGTTAAAAGACGTATAGCCCTGCATATTTCGTCAAGCCTTGTAGATAAATTATTTGCCATTTTTTTATTTGCTCCTTTTTTGATTTTAGCTTTCGCTGCTTTCGACGTCGTCTATCCACACGTCGCCGTTCTCGTCGGAATAAAATGTAACGTTCATTTTTGCGTATAACGCTTTGATTTCGCTTGCCGCCTCGGTCGCGTTGTTTATGTTATTGATAGCCGAATTATATTTATCGGTCAACTCCTCGTATTCGGTCTGACGTGCGGATTCGTTGTTCTGCCTCGTCGTTTCCGCGCTCTGACGTGCGGTTTCATTCGACTTTCGCGTTTCCTCGTTACTCTTGCGGGCGGTCTCCGCTTCGGCTCTCGCGGTCTCTGCGGTCGCCCTCTTCGTCTCGTTACTCTTGCGGGTGGTTTCGTTCGATTTACGGGTCGTTTCGTTACTTTCCCGCGTTTCCTCCGCTTTTGCCCTCGCTGTTTCCGCCGTGGCTCGTGCCGTTTCCGCTTTCGCACGGGCGGTTTCGGCGGTTACTCTTGCGTTTTCCGCTTCGACCCGTTTTTTCTCGGCGGCTATGCGGCTATCCTCGTTAGCCGCCGCCGTTTCCAATGACTGCACCTGCAAAATCAACTGTTCTAAAACCGTATAGCTGTCGTCGGTGGAAATATTTGAATCGGAACAATTCGACGGCTGAATGTATACGTTGAATGTAGCCGTTGAAATGGTGCCGCTGTTGCCGTTTCCGTCGGCGTTTGCTATCGTAGCCGAAACGTCGCATTTAATCGTCGCGTCGGCGATTTCCGTCGCCCAAAGCGGAAGAGGAAGAATTGCCTTGCCGTTTTCTACCGTGCCAGCGTATGCCTTTGCCGCGCCGTCCGACCGCGTTATGTTTATGCGGACGGTATCGCCGTCGGTTAGTTCAATAGCCTTTCCGTTTACCGTCATCGTGACGGAAAAATACCGCGCCTTATTGTCGCCCTGTTTGGCGATTAACGCGCTGTACCGCCACAGCTGGTCGGTAGGCAATGTCAGTTTTTGTTTTATCATTTTTTAGCCTCGCTTTCTGTTTTGCTTTTAGCCGCTTCCGCTTGCTTTTCCTCCGCCGCCTTTAACGCTTCGGCGTAGTCCTTATTCGCGGTTTCAAGTTCCTTTTTTTGCATAGCCGCAACCTCTGCCGTGAGGTTTTGCAGGAACGGCAAAATCACGAATGCGGGCAGGACGTTTAACGCCGCCGCAACCTCCGCCGTAATGCGGTTCTTGCTTTCCTCGGCTATTATAGCCGCGGGCTTTAAGGGGATTGTTACTTCTTCTTTTTCGCTCATTTAATGCTCCTTTATAATGCCTCAACCGACGGGAACGGATTTACATTTCCGCCTATACTCGGCAACCCCGAACTGCCGCCGCCCGAAGAATATACCGTAGAGGTTAACGCCTCGCCCGTCGTAACCCTGTAAACGGTGGTGCCTGAACACCGTGAAGGGTATGCGTACAGCTTTTTATCGCTCCCGATTGACAACGTATAGCCGTAGCCCGAAGAGTTAAAAATGCTTATGCCGTGTCCGTCAATCGACACTGCCATATTGCCGCTCGCGGTACTTCCCGCGTATAATTGCCCTGAAAATTTACCGCTCGTCGCCGTTATAGCACCCGTTATAGTGGCGGAAGAGGCTATTAAATTACCGTCGTTATCGAGGTTAAAAACGCCTTTCCCTGCGCGGATAGTGCCTATTCCGATATATATTCCCTGATGGCTGCTGTCGGTAGCCGACGTCACGCCGTAATATATTTCGTTTGCGCCGATTGTCCAACCGCCGATTTTTCCGCTCGTGGCGGTTATTGAGCCGCTGAAAGAACCGTTTGCAATGCTTAATTTGTCACCGTTTATCTGGCTGGCCGAAAGCGTTCCCGATATGTTAGCGGCTTTTACTTTCAGATTGTCCGCGTCTATACGGCTTGCGGAAAGGGTGCCGCTCGTTATGTTGCTTGCGTTTAGATTCTTTACGGTTATGTTGCTTGCGTCTATCGTGCCGCCCGATAAGCAATTTGCGGATAGCGTTCCCGAAAAGGTTCCCGTGGCGGCTTTTAACTCGCCCGCGAAAGTTCCCGTCGCCGCCGATAAGGAGCCGCTGAATGTGCCGCCGCCGTTTATTGTTACGCCGTCTTTATCGGCCTTGAATACGGTTGAATTGTTTGCTTTTAGTTCAAACGCGGAAGAAGTGAGGGAGTAAGAAAAACTACTCGCCGTTCCACCCTCTTTTTTGGCGTAATCAGATATAGTCGTTGTAAGACTACTTGAAGTGACGTAGCTTTTTAACTCGGTTGCAAGTTCCGAATTGGTGGTGTATGAGCTTAGGGTCGAACTCAAGCTCTCGCTCGTCACGTACACCGACAGCGACGATTTTAACGCATAACTGTTTAAGTCCGTACTCTTTGCGTAGTTCGATAACGTTGTCGTAAGCCCCTCACTTGTTACATAGCTTTTCAACTCGTTTGCAAGTTCCGAATTAGTGGTGTATGAGCTTAGGGTCGAACTCAAACTCTCGCTCGTCACGTACACCGACAGCGACGATTTTAACGCATAACTGTTTAAGTCCGTACTCTTTGCGTAGTTCGATAACGTTGTCGTAAGCCCCTCACTTGTTACATAGCTTTTCAACTCGTTTGCAAGTTCCGAATTAGTGGTGTAGGATTTTAAGTCTTCGTATATACCCTCGGCTGTCGCTTTAATGCTGTTCGTAAGTTTTTCGTCGCCGGATTTACGGCTGTCTATTTCGGCTGAAAGTCCATCGGCGGTTAAATTTAAATTTATCGCCAAAGTACCCTCCGCATTGCTTGCCCGCGTGGCCTCTGCGGTTATTCTATCGGCATTCACCGTTATTTTAGCCGATAACTGCGAATACTGCGTTTCAGCCGCCGCCGAAAGGTCGGTTACCGATTGCGATATAGTTTTGACTGTGTTTGAAAAATTTGATTTTACACTGCCGATTTCCACCGACTTATATTGTTCCGTAAGGGAATTATAAACGGTCTTTATAACCTTTGCGCTCGCTGTAATGCCGAGCGGTTCAAAAATTACGCGGACGGTGTCGCACAGCTTAACGCTTTCAAATTCACTCGCGGTGACGTAGTCCTCCGCCGCCCAAAGAGCGGGAAAAGATACGGTTATATTTACGCTCGGCGTTGATAAATCGTTTGCCTCTATGTACGCCTCGGCATAGACGCGGAGCTTCTCTTCCGTCAGCTCTTCGTCATCGGAAAATTTTTCGGAAAAATCGACGATCAGTGCCTTTTTATGCCCGACTTTGGCGGGCGATATAAGCTCTAAAACCTGCTCCGAAAGGGTTACCGTCTTTGTTGAGGTGGTCGTTTCGCCCGTCGTTTCGTCGGTATTCGTGAGCGTTTGCGTTGCAAACGGCATTATATGCGTGTAGCAGTCCGTTATAACGCTTTCCTGTTTTATATCCGTTATATTCTTGCCGTAGCGGAGTATAACGCCGTTGTCCGCGCCTCGGTGTAGCCATAAATGCACGTCGTAATTATTAAATTCAAATTCGCCGCCGTATACGTCTAAAAGGCTGCCGCTGCTTCCGCCGAGCGTTGAGCGAAGCGAGCGCGGCGAGGTTATATTTACGTTATTGGGCGTTGTAATGTCGCTATAGCCTTTAAATTCGTGACTTATAGGACTTGCCGCCAGGGCCGCCATAAGGGCGGTTTGCGCCGTCTGATTGGTCACTTTGAGCGCGGTTATAGGTAGGTCGGAAAGCGCGTATGATATATGTTCTGCATAATACGTAACCACGCCTTTTAAGGGCTTGCTCGTTTTATAAATACGGAAAAGTTGTCCTTTTGCGTTGTCGTTAGCCGCCGCCTTTATAATGGCGCCGTCCTCGATTTCGGAAAACAGGGCGCCGCTTACGGGGTATTTTATCGCGGCTTCAAATTCGCCGTTTCTTTCCTCGGTTACCTCGCACTCTAAGCATTCCGTTAAAAAACCGAGGCCGTTTCCGCTCTCACAGTCGGTCTTTGTCGCTGTTTTGGGGTAAAGAATAGGTATCATACGGTGCGCCACCTCGGAATTATTTCTATTTTGGAAACAGTTCCCGTCCAGGATATGGCGTTTACGCCCGCTTCCAGGCTCGGAAATGTTTGACTATTTATGTTCGCGCTCGCTTTTGTTTCGCCCTTATACGCGGTCATCGTTTCGCTGTCGAGTTCTATATATTCGTCTACGTCGTACATGTTGAAATCGTTGCCGTTTATGGTGAGCGAAATTTTTCCGCTTCCGTAAATTTTTATGTACGGCAAGGAAGATACCGCCTCGTAATTCGTAATCGTACCCGCCGACGTAAGCGTTACGGTCTGTTGCCCCGCAAAAGAATATAAATACGGCTTACAGTTAAAATATATCTTCGCTTCGCCGTCGTTAATCCCCTTCTGCGTTATGTCAATCGCGTTTTTTATTACCGCATAACGGAAATAATTCGGATCGTATGTGTCGTATAATCTTTTATATTTCTGCGCCCCGACTATTATTGCGCGAATCTTACGCGCCGCCGCCGCAAAGTCCTCGGATATAAAAGCGCACGTGTAGCTTATATCCACGTTATTAAAGCGTTTATTATCTATAATAACGTCGCCGCTTCTTCCGGGGATTTCCTGGCTTGAAACGTCGGGGGCAGCAGAGGAATAAACGCTCTTGTCCTTTACGATAAGCCCGAAGTCGTTATAGCTGTTTTTTTTGTCGTAGCAAAACCAATTTATCACGCTTTATCGCTCCTTAAAACGCCTTGTCGCGGCGGTCCAATAGTTCCTGAATAATCTCAAGGAGCTTATCGCCGAGGGAATCCGCCACCTCGTCGGCGGTCGCCTTGTCCGCGCCGTTCAAGTTTTCAATATTGACGGTTACGTTTATCTTTTCGCCGCCGTCCTCGTCGTCTGAAGGACCGGGATTCTTCTTTTTCTTTTGCTCGGCGGTATATTCTTCGTTTTCGTATGCCCTTAAAACGCGCTCGCCTTTATGCAACAATGCGGGATAGTCGTCATAAGGGACGTAGTCCATACCGATTTTTAGCCGCGTCCAGCTTACTTTAGGTATCTGCGGTATGGCGGGGAGTCCCGTCCACGTCCAAACATTGCTTAGGCCGCTCGTTATCGTGTTTATAAAGCTTATTATACCGTTTAACGCGCTTTCGAACATTCCGATTATGCCGTTTAAAACGTTCTTGGCGACCTTTTTAATTCCCTCCCAAAGGCTTGAGAAGATATTTTTAATATTTTCCCACGCGCCCGACCAGTTTCCCGTAAATACGTTCTTTATAAAACTTATCACATTGCTTAAAACGGTCTTAAACGTGTCGAAAGCAATGCTTATATGCTCTAAAACAGGCGACAACACCGAAGATATATTGTTTGATAACGCTTCAATTATGGGCTGAAAAAGCTTTAGAGGGCTTAATGCGCCGAACATTCCGTCCGTAAGTCCGCTTAAAAGCGTATTGTCAAGCTCGAAAAGCGGTTCAAGAAGCATATTTATTATTTCGACTATCGGGTTTAAAATATCCAAAAGAGGGGTCAATATGCTGTTTAAAAGCGTTATTATAGGCGTTAAAATAGCGTTTAAAAGGTTTATTATCGGTGTTAAAAGACTTATAAGCGGAGTGAGGATTCCAGTTATAAGACTTAAAAGCGGCGTTAAGAGCGAGGAAACAAGGCTTAAAATCAAGCTTAATATAGGTGTTAGCAAATTAAAAAGCGGGGTGAGCGTATTTATTAACGCAATTAAGACGGGTAACACCTGCTGCACGATTTGCACGATTATAGGCAGCACCTCGCCTAAAAGCTCTATAATTACAGGTAAAATGCTTTCAATAATCGTTTGAGCCACCGGTATAAGCTCGCTTATAAACTCGATCAGCGGCGGCAAAAGCGTTTCCACCAGCTCAAACATCGGCGGCAAGACCTCTTCCGCCAGGTCGGAAATGACGGGTAACAGCTCGTCGATAATATCCGTAATGGTAGGCAAACGTTCTATAACCGCATTTAAAAGCTTGTTGATTATGGGTATTACCGAGGCGCCGAGTTTTGCGACAATACCGCTCGCCGCCGTTTTAAGCTTGTCTATCGTATCGCCGAGTTCCGCGCCCGCTTCCACAGTCTCGTTGCTTATAACGCCGCCCAGTTCTTCGGCTTCGTTTTTTAACGCTTCAACGCCCTCGGCGCCTTCCTCTAAAAGCGGAGCGAGATCCGCGTAGGATTTACCGAAGATATCATTCGCAATTGCGTTACGGGTCGTCTCGTCCTCCATGTCGGCGAGGGCGGCAATAACCATATTGAACGCCTTGCTCGAATCCTCGCAGGCGCTCATGTCTATGCCCAGGCGGGCGTATGCCTCGGAAAGGCTTGCGCTGCCTTCCTTTGCGTCAGCAAAAGATTTTTGCTGCTTCGTCATTAAGCTTTCGAGCTTAGAGGATTCAATGCCGCTCAGCTTCGCCGCGTACGTCCACTTCTGATATTCCTCGGCGCTCATACCTACGCGTTTTGCCGCGTCGTCGATATCGCCCGCCGTGTCGGCGACGTTGGTGGCGAGAGAATAAACGGCGGTTCCTATAGTCGTTGCCGCGCCGACTACAGCGGTTCCGACTTTTGCCGCGCCGCTGACAATCGACGAAAAGGAAACATTCATTTTTTTGCTTGAATTTTCCGCAGCGTTCGTCGTTTCTTTTATTGAATTGTTTGCCTTTTCGTTGTCGATAAAAATTTGACCGAAAAGGCTAAATATATTCGCCATTAAACAGCCCTTTTAGCCTCGTCTGCCGCAATTATGGGGGCAAATTCTTTTTCTATTTCTTCAGCCGTCATATCGGCACTTTTTGCTTTTGGAGCTTTATCGCCGATAAAATCTTCAAAATCTATAAATTTTTCGTTTTTTATCCGTGCCACGGCATAGCCCGCCAGCCACAGCGGGAATAAAGTATGTTCCTTTTCGCGCTTTGCCGCCGCCTTTATAAGACCGTTCAATGCAGATAAAGGCAAATCCTTTATAAATTCCCACTGATAATATTTATTTAATAAAATTATTACTTCCGCACGGTCGCTTTCTTCCGCCAGGAGGAAGTAAAAAAACTTGTTATTCCTGAATCGTTAGCTATTTTCTTAAACTCGGCTATAAAGTCAAGCTCGCCCGCCTGTTCAATGGATATTCCCTCATAATCGGCTATAAATTTTACTATATCGTCGGAAAATTTTCCAAGCTGAGGCAAGATAGCTTCCATTAAATTAAAGCCTATTTCAACTTTTTTTTCAGCAAGTTCAGCCTTCGCCTCGTCCGAGGTGGCAACAGCCTTAAAATCGAAGCCGTTCAAGGCCTCTTTTATCGGCTTTAAGTCAAGTTTTTCGCAGATGGTTAGAATTTGAGGCATAAGTTTTACTTTTAACATTTTTTTATACTCCTTATCGATTTTTTTATTTTAAAACGGGCGAACGCGGCGCGGAATCGCTTTTTGCTGCGTTTCCGCACCCGTTTTTCCGCTTTTTAACGTTTTTTAAGCCGTGGGTGCGTCCTCGATAGCCGCCGCGTCGGTAATAGTCCAGAGCTTAGAACCGAGCGAATCTATATTGTCGTGCGCCGTAAAGGTGATTTCAAGTTCCGCTTCGGCTTTTTGCTGCATGGAAAGGGTTATGCCGCCCTCACTCATTGGCGCGTTTATCGTGATTTTCTTATATTGCCCGTCAAGCGTTTTAACGAAACAGGTTACATTTAAAAGGTAATTGTCGGCGCTTATAACGCCCGTGTCGGGATTGGTGACGGCGCTTTTGTCGTCATCGTCCGTCGCGGTAAGTCCGCCCGGCAAAGCGAGCTTTAGGTTGTCCTGCGTAATTCCAATTAAGGTGACCTTTAAGCTCGCGGAATTACCGTCGATTACCTGCGCTCCCGCAGTTTTGGCGATTCTTCCGTCGAATTCAATGTCACGTATCTCAACCTCGGCGGTAAATTCGCCGCCGCCCCTCGTGGGGGCTAAATAGCGTTGCGAGGTCGTGCCGTAGTCCAGGTAGACCAAGCCGTGGTCAATTGCGACCTTTTCAATTTCTTTGCTGGTTATTTTAGTATTTGAACTCATTTTTTTATTACTCCATAAAAAATATTCTGGCTATATATGACTGCCTGCGGTCGGCGTAGTCGTATTCCGAATCAATATCGGTATCGGCTTGCTCGACAAAATTTATGTGTCCCATAAAACTCACGCCGTCGTTTATAAGTAGTCCGTCTGCCGTGCGCCGGTACTCGTCCGCGAGACGTTCAAGTTCTATTTTTGCATTATCGGCGGTGGAATCTACGTGGAAAGCGACTTCAAAATTAAGCTGTTCGCCCGCCATAAGGGACGTTGACCGTACATTCTGTAACACGGTATACGGCAGCAATGCGCCGCGAGGAGCGTTATCATAATAACACGTTACGTCATTTACTGCGGCGTTAAAAGCCGCGACAATGGCGGTTTTTGCCGCTGTGAGGTTAATTTTAGTCATCGTCTATATCCTCGGTGTAGTCGTCTTTTTTAAGCGCCTCGTCTATGACGCCGTTTAACTCAGCGAGGTACTTTTCTTCAGCGACGCGAATCTCGTCGATATTCGAATTAACGACATTGCGCAGAGTATGATAGGCGGGCGTTCCCTTGTGGAGAACCTGCTTTCCGAACCAATAACCTTTTGTGCCGAGCGTTTTTCCGTCGTTTGTACGCTTTATAACGTGCGCTTTCGTGCCGAACTCCTGCCAATTAGGATTGCGGCGTGAAGCTTGCTTGCCGTTCTTTTTAACTTTTTTATAGGTGTAAAAGCCTACTTTCATTACGGGCTGTCCGGTATCTTTTTCTATGTTTGCAGAGGTAGCTATATGATTGCGCATGCGCTCCGTCATGTCGCTGCTCGCTTTTAACTTGTTACGGATAACCTTACCGCCTGCGCGTAATGCTTTTTTTGAAAGGTTGCGCATAGCCTTTATAACGTCGCCGCTCGCGTCGGTAAAAGTAACCTCGGAAAAACTACTCATAATACTCCGCCGTTCCCGCCTTATCGGCGCAAACGAAGCCTATACAGTCGGATAGCTTCGGTTGATATAGTCGTAAAATGCGGTAAGTCTTATTTCTGAACCGCAAATGCGTTATATCTGCCGTATAGGACTTCTTTCGTATTTCGATTTGGATTTCTGCCTTATACCCTTGCTGTGCCGCTTGATAAAACTCGTTCTGTTTTACGCTCGTAGCCCTGCACCATACGGCGCGGGCGGGTTTTAACACGGTCTGCGGGGCATTCATTGCGTTGTTTTCGATTATCTCCGTTAAAAGGGTGCATTTGCCGCCCCAATTATCGCCATAGCCCATTATTCGCCCTCCGAGGTGTATTCTTCAGCCACGGCAAGCCGTAACTTTATCGTGTCGAATGATAATAAATACTTGTCGCGGTCGGCGTTTTCAAGTCCGAACTCCGCTTTTACGAATACCGTAATAGCCCGCTCTATCTGCGAATCTGCTTCGTCGGCGGCCTTTTCGGCGGTTATGCCCGCCGTTTCAAGCTCTTTCCGGGCGGCGAGTATAAGCGAAACTATTTCCGCGTTTATATCGTCGTCGCCCGAATCGACCCTGATTGCGTTTCGGATTTTATTTAAATATTCTTCAGAAACGCTCATTTGCTATTTACTCCTTAGGAAGCAGTCGTTTTCTTTATGTAAAGCAACGTGTTGGGCTGTGCGGCGGAGCCGTCTACCTCGTAGGCGGTGTACTCGTTTCTGCGCTTTTTACCGACTACGTCCTTTATGATAGTCATTGCTTCGATTACGTTAATTCTCGCATACTTGGTCAGATTACCCATAATTATATCGCCGTCCTTTAAGTAAGGATCCACTTCGAGGGAATATCCCGCAAGGCTTTTCGGCATTCCCGAGGCAATGGGAAAGATATATGCGCCGTCGTTATCTTTGGCAAACTGAATAGCTTCCGCCGCCGTGGTCGATACATAAATCTTCGCGCCTATCTTGCATTCTGCGGAAAGTGCGCCGATATTCGTCTCTATCGCTTTAAGTGGCGTTTCCGTGGTATAAGATTTTGCGGTAGCGTTTATGGTAATGCCTTCCATGTCTTCCGAACCCGTGCCATATATCGCGCCCTCTATCTTCGAACGCGCCACTTGATTGGTAAGCTCGGTTAAAAGATAGCTCATAAACTGGTCGACGCTCATGGCCTCAAGCTTCCAGGTTACGGGGATAGTTACGGATATTTCAGCCTCTTTAAGTTCAAGGGTTGCAAACTCGACCGCGCCGTCGGTGTTCTCGGTCGTCTCTTTTGACTTGCCGAGGCGGGTGGCCTTGTTCTTTGTCTTTGGATAAGGGAATTTCATTACTCCCGCAAACGAGGTTTTGTTTATATCGCGAAAAATAGGAGACTGCAATTCTAACGCCTTTAAAAGCGATAGATTGAGTTCTGTAGGAATTGCCACGCCGCCGTTATTAACGCCGTCTACGGTGGCAGAAGCCTCCGTAAATGTGGCGGAGGTTGTGGTTACAACCGTTCCAATCGCTCTCTTTTCGATCTCGTTAAGGGAATGTCCCATAAGGGTCTTCGCGAAAGCGGAACGATATTCCTTGCTTGCAAGGGTTTCTTCAACGGTCATAGGTTTGTCCGCTCTTTCCTCTGTTACTTTTATTACACGGGCAGAGGCGACGTCACCCTTTGCTAAATCTGCGGCAAGGCGACTGCGTTTTTCGTTGCGTTCTTTTGCGGCGCGGAGTTCGTTTTCTCTCGCTTCGAGGGCTTTAAGCTCCGTTTCAATTTTGTCAAGGTCGTTGTCCGCCGCCGCGTCTAAACGGGAGCGGAGTTCCGTTTTGTGCTGTTCGCACTCTTCGAGGGTTTTAAAATCTTCAAACATAATTAAAATGCTCCTTTTTGGTTATTATTTTTAAAAGTAGGTTCGCAATAATAAACGTTTTCTGCGGACAGCATACTCCATGCTTTTGGCTTCCTTTTCGTACTCCTCGGAAAAGAAGCTCCGCGCCGCGATCGTGGCCGCCTCGTATGCGGGGAAATCAACGGCGGAAACGTCGTAAAGCTTTCTTACTTTTGTTATCGTTCTTGTGTGGGTCTCGCTATCGTAGCTGTACTCGAAATCGGGCGGGAAGCTATGACTCATGCGGTCTATAAGACCCTTTTTAATGTCGTTGTATAAATACACATGGCGCGGATCGCTTCTATCAAGGCGTATTTTCACCTCGACGCCGCGCTCCGTTATGGTATGCTCTATCGTTCCGTTCTTACTGCGGGCATATACCGTCCCGTCGTTTTCGCCGTGGTTACGGTTGAATATAAAATCGGAAAAATCGCACTCGTCGTATGCATGCGGATCTATCTGCTCGCGGTATTCCGTGCCGTCCAAAGCCGTCCAAAGTACGGTAGGCGCGTTAAAAACGATAGGAATACCGCTTAAAATAAGCTCCTCGCCCTCGTCCGCCGCCATGTCGGCAAGCCCCGCAATGCTCCTGTATTGTCTTTTATCGGGTAGAAATGGCATTTTATTTTTCTTCCTTTGCGGACGTCTTTTCGCCCGTCTGATATTCGTCTGCTTTTGCGGTGGATACGTAGTTTAAACTCTGCAATAGCCGCCGCCCTTGTTCGCCGCCCAGCGGAGGCAGGCCGTATTGGTCACGCGCCTCGTCGGTGGTTATGCCGCCGAGCGAAGATAAAAAGCTTATTACACTCGTTTTGTCGGCTATAGAGGCGTTTCTGAGTAGGCTTGAAGTGCAGATTACCTCCGAACCATCGCGGCAAAGCGCGGCTGTTAAAGCTTGTTCCAACTGCTCGTAAAACGGGGCTAACTCGCCGTTGTAAAATGCGTTTTCCTGGTCGGGCGTGGCGGTGTTGGTTACCACCGCCTCGTTTACGCCAAAATAGCCGTAAATCTCGTTTTTTACAAAATTCAGTTGCGTTATGGGGATAGGACTTTCTTTTGTTTCGAGCGGCTTATATTCATATCGGCCGTCGGTGACTATAATTCCGCCCGTGTCGCTATCCATCGAAAGATTGTTCTTTATAAACTTTTCGCGCTGGGCACTTAAATCCGCGTCCTTTGTTACGGCGTTATGAACCACAAGTAAGCCGCGCAGTACCTGGATAAGCTCCGCGTATTTTTCAACGTTCTGCTTCAAACTATGCTCCAGGCGGAGCGTTCCCTCGATGGGTCTATTGCTCTCGCCCCAGATATCATTGTTGTTGTAATGCGAACCGATATGAATCACGTCTGCATACGGCACTATATATCTGTCGCCCGTCATGCCGAATTCAAACAAGCAGAATATTTCGCCGTCGTATTCGACGATTTCAACAGCCGAGGCGGTTATGTTGTATATAGCCGTCAGTTCGTCCCTGTTCGTAAACTCGCCATGTTTGTATACGGGATAAAGGAAAGCGTTATTGTACAGCTTATACTGCGTAGCCGCACGGTAAAAAAGCTTATACGGCGTCGTATAGTCGTTCGGTCTGCGGTTGAAAAGCCTGTAAATTGCGGAGTTAGGTATTTCCTTGTAGCTTTTTTCTTCGTTGTCGAATTTTACGTGCCGCGGCTTGACGCATGCCGCACGTTTTGCAAAGGTATGTACCGCCGTCCTTACGATCGATTCCGAATACGCATTCCCCGAAAAAGGGGTAAATCGCGTTTGCCAGCTATTTAAAAGCTTACAGGTTTCATATTCTCCGTCGTGGGGCGGGGCCTTTTTACCGAATATCCGCTGAAATAAACTTCTTTTTTCTTTCATAATTCCTCACCCGACGAGGTACATATAATCGTCGTAATATTTTACGTAGATTACCCACGCGTTTAAAAGAGACACCGCGCCGTCGATTCTTCTTTTCGCTGTTATTTTTACGGGCTGAATATTGTTTAAACCCGATTTTTTAACGGCGGTGTTCGTCATGCACCATAAAAGCATTTGATTCTGGTTATAATTAACTATCTTGTCAGCGAAAGCCGCGCCCATCTCGCGCATTGGTTGCGACCACGTGAAAGGTCCTTGCGCAACGGCGCACATATCGAAGCAATTCGCTTTCATTTCGTCGACCCAATACCCTGCCAAAGCGCGGTCGTAGCCGACCTTGAAAACGTCTATTTTATACTGCTCCCGCATTTGTATAAACCACGCCGTAACCGCCGAATAATTAACCCTGGCGCCGTCACATATCGTTAAAAGTCCTTGTTTCGCCCACAGCTTATACGGGGCTTCCTTGTCGTCTTTTTCGTCAAGCGCCTCAACCCGCTTCCCCGGTAGAAAGTATTGCTGCAACACGTATACGGCGGGATCGTCCGCACCCGCCTATCGCATAGGTGTCTTCAACCTCGGATATATCGAACGTCGCCGAGCAATAAATCTCGTCGTAGGAAAGCCAGGACGTCGACGAGGTCTCGCGGTGATTAAAGTCCTTGCATAACACGCCCGCAACGTCGGCGGGGTTCTTTTTTGCCCGCTCCACGAAGTCGCGGAGCTGTTCGCGGCTCTTTATTTCGTCAAGTCCGGGGTTCGCCTTTTGCCAGCAGCTCTCGTCCGTCCACTCCGAGCGTTCGTCCAGCTCGTAGAGTACAGGAAGAAAGGAATCGTCCTCAATTTCACCGTCTGCTATGCGGCAGGCGTAGTCGTACATGTCGTCAAATATACTTGCGCGGACAGTGCCTGCAGTCGTTATCATTGCCACAATAGGCTGCCGTCTCGCCGTTATGGATTGCTTCATAACCTCGTATAATTCGCGGGAACGGATCGCTTGAAGCTCGTCTATTACCACAAAATGGCTATTTAAGCCGTCTAAAGTGTTATAGTCGGAGGCCAGCGCCTCAAAACTGGAAGAAGTCAAGGGAAAATATATATCGCTCCGACGCTTTTTTAATACGGCACGGAGTTCGGGCGACTGTTTTACCATGTTGACCGCCTCCGTGAATACCTTTCGCGCCTGGTCTTTTTTTGTGGCGACGGCGTATATTTCCGCCGCGCCCTCGCCGTCGGCGACAAGCATATATAAAACCAGCGCGGCAAGGAGCGTACTCTTACCGTTCTTGCGGGCGATAAGTAAAAGCGTTTCCCTAAATCGCCGAAAGCCGTTTTTTTTGCGCTTAAAGCCGAATAAAGCCTGTATAAAAGCCTTTTGGAATAACGCGAGCTTTAGGGGCTTGCCTATTACGCCTTGAGACTGCCTGCAGAACGCCTCGATAAACTCAATGGGACGTTCGCCGCCGCCCTCGTCGAAGTAAAAAGGGGAATTATCGGGTGGGGAGATAATCTCGTTATACAGGCGATTATAAACGTTAAAAACGCGCCTACTTACTTTAACCTTGCCGCTTTGTATGGCCGCAAAGTATTCTTTTATGTAGTTCATTTTTTATCGTTTAAGCCGCCGCCCATTTCGTTTTTACTCCTCTTTATGTATAAAAAGCTTTTCTGTCGCAAGGCGCAAATTTGCTTTATTTACGCTTATATTCCGTCTCAATGTTCGCTCGTATATGCATTTAAAATCTTCGGGCGCGTGTTCCTCGCTTATAAACACCTTATGCCCGTCTTTTACAAGCTTTCGGGCGTATTTCCAAAACGCCGCGCTGTCAAATTTTTCGTTCCCATATCCGCTCGTTCCCGCATAAGGCGGGTCGCAATATATGACCGAATGCGCAGGGATTTCCACGTCGCGATAATCTTTGCAGATAAACTCCGCCTTTTGCAGTGCGGGCATATCTCGTGCGAGCGCGTTTTTTGTGGATTGAAGGTAATTTCTTTCTTTTGTCGGCTTGGCGTATCCGTGAAACCATGCGCCGCCGAACGATAGAGGAAATCCATATAAGGCGGTGAGTGCCAGGTCCTCGTCTTTGTGCGCTTTTACGTAGTAATATTCCTCTTCGGAAACGGAATCGGGCAGCTTCCACCCGTTCTGCAGTGCCTTAAAAAACGCTATTAAATACGGTTGCTTGTCGTTGCAAATAACGCGCCCGAAGTACGGGGCGACTTTTGCCTCAACGGCACACGCGCCGCAAAACAGGCTTATAAATGAAGAGTACCCCCCCCCGCGTTTTGAGTTATCGACTCCGCTATCGGTTTTGATATTCTTTTCTTTCCGCCTTGGTATCTCATAGAAACACACCCCACCCCCGCGATTATTTGCGCAATATCCTTTGCTATGCGGCATTTGCCGCCCATGTACATCATGGTTATTTACCTCCGAGGCCGCCGCCAGTTATAAACTCGATAAGCTTTTCGCCGGGCTTTCCGCCTGTCGTTTTATCGGGTGTTAAGAATGAATCAAGCTGTTTTATCGCGGTTACGTAATTTTTAATCATGGCGTTGTAGGTCGATAAAAGCGGGTGCGCCCTGTCTATCTCATAATCGCCCTGCGGCATTTTTACGACCTGCCCTTCGGCGGCTATTCGTTGCTCCATTTCAGATAATGAAACCCCCATAAAAGCCGCCCGTTCTATAAGCTTTTCCGCCAATTTTCGACGATCGTCGGGCAGATTTTTATATAATTTTTTGAGGCGCACAGCCTCTTTTTTAACGGCTTCGCTATCGTGCGCGTGCGCATTTTGGGTTGGCTCGGTCATTCTTTTCTCCCGCCCCCTATGCCATAGGGGGGTCTATATGCGTAAAGGCAGTTCTAAAAAGGTTGCTGGCGCGGTACGGAAGCGGGAAAAGCAAAAAAGCAAAGTGGGGGGGATAAAAACATTTAATCACGCTTTATAAGCCGTCCGTCCGCCGTGAATGTTAGTTCTGAAGCCGTGGGTAATGCGCCCATATGTTCCGCATTGTGGCAGTCCTCGCACAGCGTTTCAAGGTTGTCGGGGTTAAGCGATATAAACGGGTCGCCGATATTATCCGGCGTTAAATATATCTTGTGGTGAACTATTTTCCCCGCCGCGCCGCACCGCGTACATAAATAGTTGTCGCGCCTTAAAACATAGTCGCGCACTTTAAGCCAAGCGGTGCTTTTGTAGAACCTCAGCGCAAACTCTTGCGCCATATATTACCTCGCAAAACAAAAGCGGGCTTTCGCCCGTCTTGCATAATTTTTACGATATCATTGTATCACGTTGTTTTGCTCTTGACCATACGATTTTTTTTCGATTTTTAAAACGCCTTAGCCGCCGCCTTTATCTCTTGCGGGAAATCTCCGCTTTCGGACAAGTTGCGTAATGGGATATATACCCCTCGCCGTCTATAATCGGTTCCAACAGTCCGCCGCCGTCCTCGGTGATTATCCTGCCTTTCACGACGTCGCCGTTCGCCGTTACGATTAAATCTTTTCCGCGCCCGTCGGTCTGATACTTGACCGCCTCCGCGTTACACGGCATAGCCTTTCCCTTCTTGGTGCGAATCCACACGATAGCCACGCCGCAACCTCTGCACTTGCTTACGTTCATTTTTGCTCCTTTAACAGCGTATTGTAATTATTTCGCAGTCCGAAGTCGTCTATTATTTCCTCCGCGACGGCAAGCTTTAAACAGGCTTTTGTCCGCTCGCGGTCGGCAGAGTTATATTTTGCTTCCACTTTTTCGTAGTCACGCATTAAATCAGCGTAAAGTTTTTTATATTTGTTGCAGTGCGTTTGCCAAAATAAAGCCGATATCTCGGCGGGCTTTCCGCCTGTGGAAATATCCTCGGGCAGTATTAAAATTCTTTCGTCCTTGATTGCCGCCGCCAATTCGTCGTTTACTTTTATCTCTTTCATTTTTTACCTCGTTTAATTTTAATATTTTTTACAACTGCGGCAATTTTGCGTTTGTAGTCAATATTCAGCATTTTTCCGAATATCGCCATTAAACACGTTACCACGATTGAATTTCCCGCTTGTTTATATAGCTGCGCCGCGCTGTTCGCTTTAGCCGCCGCCTTAAAATCGTCTTTTGAAAATCCCATTAAAAGCCAGCTTTCTTTCGGCGTAAGCTTACGTATTTTATCGCCGCCGGAATAGACGTAATTATTTTCATGAAACGCGCTCGCTGTTATTGTCGGGCATTCGTCCATGACTGCGCCGCCGTTATAACCGTGAGCGCGTTGTATAATTTTTGTTTCGCCTGTTTTGTAAACGACGCCGTTCCTGTCGTCTGCCATAAGGCACTTTGCGTTATCTTTCAGCTCAGCACGGGCAAAAGCCTCCGACTGTCCGAGGCGCATACCGTCCGCAGACACGATTATAAAATTTGTCGCAGGTCGCCATCCGCTTTCTGTTTTTATCGTGCGGGCGTATGGCGCGTTTTCGGAAAGCGGCGCCCAGCCGAAGCCGTTACCCCCTTTCTCATTCCGCTTTCGGTGCGCCTCTAAGCTTTTTATTACGTCCTTGGATAAAAAGTATTTTTTGTTCACACGTTTATAAATCACGTCTTTAAGCCGAATTGTAGGAGTAAGCGGCGCGGGGAATTCGTAAGCGTATTTTCCGAGGAAAGATACCATAAAAACGCGCTCGCGCTTCTGCGGTATTCCGTAATCAAGGGCGTTTAATATTCGCCATTCCGAAGTATAGCCAAAGCGGTCAAGAACCGCCCGCCACTTTTTGAAATCTGGGAAAAACTTGCCGCTTAACAGTCGCGGCACATTTTCCATTACAAGAATTTGAGGCAATTCTTTTATTTCGCTTAAAAGCCGTTCAACTTCCCAGAGTAAGCCGCTCCGAGTCCCGCCGCCTTTTTTAAGCCCCCCGATTTGCCAGCAGAAGAAATATCTGTACACGGAAAAGAATAAGTTAAAACATAGCAATATTTGTCTGTATCGGTTATTTCCAATTCAGCGCCTGAAATTTTCGTTATATCGATTGGCGTAAAGGCCGTGCCGTGAATAGCGTTATAACTTGCCGTAGCGTATTTATCTATATCGACCATTTTATACCGCTCAAAATCCGCGCCGAGGTATTCAAGGGCTTTTGCCTGTGCGCCTATGCCGCCAAAAAGTTCTATAAGCCGTACGGGCTTATTAATTATCAAAGGCGGATAAAGCGTTTCAAATATACTCGCTTGGTTCATTTGATTTTAGACCCCCAATAGAGGATTGCAAATTCGCGTATTGCCCGGTTGCGCTTTGCGTAAACCGTGGAAATACTCCATCGTTCAAGCCGCTCTGCGATTTGCTCTTTTGTTTCGCGTTGAAAATACCAAAGCTTTAAGCAGGTTTTAAGTTCCTCGTCCTGAATAGCTTCCACGCAACGCTTTATTTCGGCTATTTCTTCCTCCGTCTGAGCGATTGAAGCCGTAATGTCGGCAAGCTCGCACAAATCGTTTAAAGCCGTGTCCGCGAACGACGATTTTATATATACCGCCGAGGGGTCGACGGCCTCCACCTCGTCGGGGGCATTCTGCCGCGTAAGTCTTTCCCGCCGCCTTTTCAGCTGTTCTACAGCTTTTTCTTTTTTTGGTACTGAATACAATAGCTCCTCCGTTTCCTTGAAATAGTCCACAGTTTGCTCCTTTTCTTATTCTTCCGCTATTTTGCGCACAGAAACGCCATAGTCGGATATGATAACCTCGTCCAGGTCTAAAGCCGCGGCGAGGGCGCGCTCGCACGTCGCGCCTTTCGAGCTTTTCCAGCCTGGGAGCATATATATGGCGTCCGCCTCGCGCAAAAGCGTTGAGCAAAGCTCTAAATACGTGCTATATTTGAGGGGTGGAAAAGCAATCGACAAGTTTGACGGATTTATAACCGTAAAACCAAGATTGCTAAGTCGCGCTTCCGCTTCGGAAAACCGAGGAATAAAGCCCGTTGTTCCGGTTATCGCGCCCGATATATAAACCTTCATTTTTTCAACCTCCTTTTTTTCATTCCGTTAAAATCGCCGTTTTTCTTGTAAAGCCGAATGCAGAAGTAAAATCCGCCCGAATCGGCGTAAAAATTGTTTGACTCCGCAAAGGTAAAGCCCTCGTAAAGCTTTTCGTAAGTTTCTCTGTCGTCGCCCAGACGGGATAGTTCTTCTATCCGCCGTGCGGAAATTCGCCCGTCCCGCTTGTGCGGTTTCGGCTGTATAAGGTTCTTCGAGGCGGAAAAGCTTTTAAAGCCTACCGCGTTCTGCCCTGCCAAATACTTGCCCTTGCCCACAAGCCCCGTCTCGCTAAACTGAAGCGGTTGCGCCTTGGTGTATCCCAAGCCCCAAAGCCTGGCGAGTTCCTGGACCGAAACGCCGCCGCTTATAACGAGGTGATGGTGATACCGTCCTTTTTTGCTTCCCTTCGCCGTGACGAGTATGTATTTTAAATCGGGCAAGCCGTCCTTTTTTCTTTTGCGCTTTAAACGCCGCAAAAAATTCTGCGCGTCCTTTCGCGCCTGTTCGTCGCTTTCCGGGTGATTTTCTGCCGAATATGTTAAATCGAAAGATAGATCGTCGGCTGTAAAGTTCGCGTTGAGAAGCCTTATAAGCTTATTTTCGCTTTCCCTCTTGTTTACCCTCTTTTGTGCGGCGGGCGTTGGTTTCGCCTTTGGCTTTCTTCCGCCACTCCGCCTTTCAAGCGCGTTGCAGGGATAAATATATACCTCGCGATAATCCCCGCAATCGTAATATTTCTCGCGGTAAATATGCCGCATTGTCTTTACCGTCCTTATAAACTTTTCTGTCCGCTGTTCTCTCGTGGAAAGGGGCGGGACAGCGTTCCCCTTTCCCGCCCCTTTAACCCCGCTCTTTTCCCTTAAAGGAACGGAGCGAAAAATAAAGGGAAACGGTTATTAAAATAATATCATTTACAAGCCCTTTTGCGGGGCTTGCACCCGCTATTTTTTTCTATTGTTATAGCCCAAAAGCGGACTTAGCCGCCGCCTTTGGGCTTATCGTTTTTTCGCTTTTTCTAAAAGAGTGTGCGCCTTTACGATAAAGGCCGCCGCCTTGTCGGCAAAACGCTCCTCCGCAACGTCGGCGGGAATTTTTCGGCATTCTTTATAGATTGGAATTGATTCTGAATATTCGCCGTTCGGCAGACGAAAAGCCATTTCGCCAACTTGAATTTTCATTCCTTCACCTTTTATCGATTATTCTGAAATTCCTGTCTTGCGCCTTGTCGCCGTCTGAAAGCTTATAGCGCATGTCCTCGAGTAAAGCCCTGTCGTTTGAAGAAGCCACAAACACCCAAACGTAAGGGCGCGTGGGGTCGGCTTTCCGACCGAATTTCTGTCCGGAAGGGATTCTTTTTTGCAGCTCAAAATTCATTTCTCTTTCTCAACCTCCTCAATCGCAAAATATAAGCTCGTGCGGGTGCGGCTATCGTATATCTGATATGTCCACCCGCGCTTAAGCTCCTTTAATACGCGATTGTATTTTTCTTCGTTTGCCGTCGCCTCTTTAAGCCTCGCTCTGAACTCCGCTTCGCGTACCGTCCGTTTGTTTACCGTGTATAGCTTCTTCATGGCGCTCCTTTACATTACCTCCCGCACGATCTCAATCGCCATGCTTCCGAGGGAATCCGCCGTTACGTCGATATCCGTCGTAAAACCGCCCGCATATGTAACGGTTATGTATTCGCCGACTACGCGCCCCGCCTTTACGGGTGCGGAGTAATAAACCTCCGCTTGTCCCCGCGATACGGCGGATATAAGGGCTTTAAGCTCGCCTTCCGCAAAGGCTTTCTTTCTGTCGTATTCCGTCATTTTTTTAGGCTTCCTCCTCCCAGTATACATTGTCCTCGCACAGCTCCTTTATTTCGCGGAGAGTATCACGCGGCGGCATTTTAAACGTCTTGCGCCCCGACCCGTCCGCGGGGATATAATTCGCCCACCACAAATCGCGGGATTTGTGAATGCAGAAGCTGCCCATTTTACCCGAGGCAATCTGATTGGTAGAAGTCTTTTTAACCCACTTCATTCTTCCGTTACCTCCCGCATAGCCGCTTCCTTGCGCGCCTTAGCCACCGCCTTGTCCTTTTTAACGACATAGTAAATATACATAGTCGTTAAAGCTACCACGCCCGCCACGATAACCAAGCCCGCGGCGATTGTAGACCATACTAAAAAATCTTTCATAATATAACTCCTTATATTTATTTTTTTGGTAGGCGGTTTTGGGAGGGGATAACCGCCGTAACCCCGTATATAGAGGGAATTTTAATGAGTGTGTAAGCTGAATTTAAATCTCTTCGGGCGAGACCTCGCGGAACTCCTTGGGCTTATTTCTTTAAAAGCGAGTAGGTATAGTCAAGCGCGCTCTGGATCTTGTCGATTGTGTCCACGCGTAAATTTAATTGCCGTATGGTATTGCGTATTTCGGAATATTCGCCACTTCTAAACACTTCCTCCGCCGCTTGTATTTCGCCGAGTAGGGTTGTAATCTGAACGGTTAACCCCTCTAATTCGTCGTCGGCGCATTGCTTTAATTCGTCCTCGCTCATAACTACCTTACTTACGCATGCTTTTGCTTGTTCCATAATATAACTCCTTATATTTATTGTATCTTTTTAAGATACTTCGTTCGTAAAAAAAATTTCATATACTTCATCGGGTAAAAGGTCATATCGCTCTTGAATTTTTTTTACCTCGGATATTGAAAAGTCTCGTCCATTTTTGCCGTTCTTTTTTTCGGATAGCGTCTGCGGAGTAATCCCTAACGCTTTCGCCAAGTCTAAATATCTGTCTTTGTGCAATTTCATTTTGCTTTCTAACATAAAAAGTTTCATATAACTCCTTTGGTATCTTTTCAAGATACTTACATTATATATCGCGCAAAGTATCTTGTCAAGAGATTTTTAATATTTTTTTGAAAATTTTTAAGAAAAACTTGATTTTTAAAAGATACTATGTTATCATTTAAGAAAAGGAGCGGTGTGTGCTATGGAAACAGGTGCTATCATAAAAGAGTTGCGAATAAAAAAAGGACTTACTCAAGAGGAATTGGGGAAAATACTTGGAGTACAAAAAGCCGCCATTCAAAAATATGAAAGCGGCTTAGTTGAAAACATAAAGCGTTCCTCTATAATAAAAATGGCGCAAATTTTTGACGTTACGCCTGCTTATATAATGGGGTGGACCGACGACCCGCAAGGCGTTCCACTTTCAAACGTTTCCTTCGAAACGGTGGTAGCATTCCCCGAAATCGGCGTTATCCGCGCAGGTTACGGCGGCGTTGCCGTGGAAGAAAAGACGGGGCGGACGATAGAAATTCCCTCGTCCATGCTAAACGGTCATAAAAAATCGGATTACTTCTGTCTGCGCGTTTCGGGAAACAGCATGTATCCCAAGTTAATCGACGGGGACACTATTCTTTGTCTCCGCGCCGAAAGCGTAGACAGCGGCTCGCTTGCCGTAGTTCTTTACAACGGAGACGAGGCAACCGTTAAAAAGGTTGTTTACAAAGAGGGCGAAGATTGGCTCGAGCTTATTCCCGCCAATCCCGAATACCAGCCTAAGCGCATTGAGGGTGAGGATCTCAACCAGTGCCGCATTTTAGGCAAAGTTGTAAAACTGATCCGCGATTTGTAATTTAAAAATCAACCTGTCGGAATTTCCGAACTGTTGAAAAAAATAAAAACCCCGTTGAGCTGTTGCAAATTTACAACAACTCAAAAAGACGGGAAAGGAGAGTATGTATGGCAAAAAAGAAGAGTTTTTTTAAGTCTATGGCGGCAATTTTCGGCGGTGGTAAAAAGAAGAAAACGACGGCAAAAAAAACAGCCGCCGCCAAAACCGCCACAAAAAAGAATGCGGCGGAGGCAAAAAAGCCGACTGTATATAAAGAAAGCGAATTAAAAGTCAAGGACGAAATTCACACAAAAGTTGTCGGTGTTACGTTTAAAAATACCAACGGAAGCGATAGGCAGGAAATTATCGCCTCGCTTAAAGTTGGCGACGGGCTTGTCGTCATGCCGTATAAGGTAGAGGGTCACCCCGAAGCCCTTGGCGTTTTTACCGAGGGCGGCAGAATGCTCGGATCTTTACCGGAAGAAACGGCGCGGAGTATTATAGAAAAGTATGCGTACAACCCTATGAAATGCGAGGTTTCAAGCCTTACGGGTGGAACAGCGGATAAACCGACGCGTGGGTGTAATATCCTCATAACCGTTTATTACGCCAAAGGCGAGGAAATAGACGAGGACGACGAGGAACTCTTCGACGACGAGGACGAGGAATCCGACGATTAAAATGAACGTAGTTATATATGCACGGTATTCCTCGAATAATCAAACGGAGCAGAGTATCGATGGACAGCTCCGCGACTGCAAGGCGTATTGTAAACGCATGGGTTATAAAGTAATTGAATTATATATCGATCGTGCCTTGTCGGCCTATAAGGATATAGATAAACGCGACGAATTTCAACGCATGATCCGCGACGCACGGAAAAGACAGTTTGAAATGGTCATCGTTTACGCGTTTGACCGCTTCGCCCGTAATCGTTACGACAGCGTGGTTTATAAGCATAAACTCAAAGAATGCGGCGTAAAGGTATTTTCCGTTACGGAATCTTTCGGCGACGCGGACGAAAGTATGCCGTATGAAGCAATGCTCGAATGGGCGGCGGAAAACTATTCCCGCGCTCTGGGTAAAAACGCTGCGCGGGGAATGCGAGAAAGCGCGTTAAAAGGACAAACGACGGGCGGACACGTGCCTTTCGGGTTTAAATGCGTGGATAAAAAACTTGAAATCGACGAAAAAACGGCAGACGGTGTGCGCCTTATGTTCGACATGTACGCAAACGGAAAAACGAAGTCGCAAATAGCCGCCGCCTTGAACGAAAAAGGATATCGGACCACTGCGGGATCGCGTTTCGATTTTAACAATATAACTCACATGCTGGAAAATCGCCGATATATCGGCGACTATACCTATAAATCGGGCGAGAAGGGGGAAATTAAGCGCACCTGCCCACGGATTATAAGCGACGAATTATTTAACGCCTGCGCCGCCCGCGCCGAACGTGAAAAAAAGGCTTACGGGCACAAGAGGAAAACGATTGAGTATATGCTTTCCGGCAAGCTTTTCTGCGGTAAATGCGGGGCGGCTATGACGGGCGACGTCGGGACTTCCCGCGACGGCACACTGCATTATTATTACACGTGCCACAACAGGAAACGTAAGCACATTTGCGATAAAAAATCCGAAAAATTAGAAGCGATTGAAAATTATGTTGTGGAGCGGACGGCGAGGTTTATTTTGGCTCCGGAACATATCGAGGCGGTTGCTAAAAAAATTGCCGCATTCCACAAAAAGGATTGCGGCGCAGAAAAAATCGCCGCCGAGGAACGGCGGGCTGCAATGGTCGATAAGGAGCTTGACGCATGCGTAGATTCGCTTATTAAAACAAATAGCAAATCCGCGATCGCCCGCATTAACGAGCGAATAGAGCTGCTTGAACGACAAAAAGATGATGCGGAAATAACGCTCGTAAAATTAAAGCTTGAGGCAGATATGGTGCTCACCGAGGCAGATTGCCTTGCATGGTTAAAAACCTTTTGCGCGGGCGACGTCAACGATCCCGAATATCGGCGGGAAATTATTTATGCGTTCGTAAACAGCGTTTTCGTTTACGACGACAAGATTGTTATATATTATAATATCGGCGAAATGGCAGATGGCAAACCTTTAACACTTGAAGAAAGCAACGCCATTATTGCCGCCGCCTCGTCCGACGTTTCTTCCGCTTCTACGGACGTTTCCACCGCCACGCCGTCCAACGGCGAAGTCCCCGATAATGCCAACAACACAAAAACGCGCTCTCCTTGTTCGGATAGCGCGTTAAGTGGCTGGGGTAGCTGGATTCGAACCAACGAATGACGGAGTCAGAGTCCGTCGTGCAAAGCCCAAAATGGGCTAAAAATGGTCGATAAGTATTACAAATCAAGCAAAAGAGTAAATTATTTCAAGGTGTTTTTAGTTTAGTCCCAAATTTAGTCCCAAATTTAGTCCCAAATTTTCACATAGATTTGGGACTAAATTTATGTCGTGAAAGCACCAATCAAACCTGTTCTATTGCAAGTAATTGCCAACATTTCAAATGTTAGACGTCAAGTTAAATATTACACCTTCGCATTAAATGCAGGGCGCATATAATCCATCGACGACTTTGATATTCCGTTTTTCGAGGCGATAAGCTGCCACTTATCGGAAACGGTTTCTACTGTCGAAAAAATAATTTCTTGTGCTTCGTTCTTTTCCAAATTAAAATATTCGGCGGCATTCAAGGCGTTTTCAAATGAAAGCGAGTTGTCGGAATAGTCGATATTCAGCGCAAGGTTTTCGCCGTAAGGCGTAGGATTTACGTCATAGACCGGTGATAAGTGCCAGCCGTCATTTGACAGAATAAAACCGTGATTTCTTAAGTGGTCGTCCGTATTTGTTATAGCTATGCTGAATATGATTCTCCTGAATAATTCCCTCAAATCTCTTTTTGGAGACGCGCCGTGCGCCTTTATAAATGAGACAATGTCAAGATAACTTGTGCCGTCTGCCGCGCTTGCTCCGTCTGTCTTGCCAAGTGCCGTCATCGACGATATAAAATGCACTCTTTTATTACCGTTTCTATCGAAGCGTTTAGAAAGAAATGTACTTCCGAGTTTTGAAAATTTGACAAGCTTCGTCTCCGCCACATTCAGCCCGCATAATTTTGCCAGATCCTGAACGGTTTTTTCCCATGCGCCAATATCGTATTCATCGTTTCTGGATGGGAATTTTGCGACCCACAGACCGCCGTCAACGTCTTTTACCGTCGCTTTTGGTCTCGCTCCTCCAAGCGAAGAACCTGGCACAATAAGCTGTTTCAGCCATTTACCGTTCAAAAGATTTTCGTCCCTTTCAAATTCGCGAGCGGCTTCCTCCAAGGAACGCAGACTTTCAAAAGGAGGTATCGCTTGTTCTTTTTCGTCGGATAAAAAAACTCCGTCTTCGTTTAAGGAAAATCTGAGTGCTCCCATACGAGCCTCGTCGTAAACACCCGTAAGATAATCGCTTTCATAAAGCTTTTTCGGCTTTCGATTTTCCGTGTTCGCAAGAATTCCTTCCCTTCTGCGCATAAGCACACGCCCCCATCTGTCAGGAGCGGAATCAGAAAAAACTCCGAACAACCGTTTACCGTCGGGCAAAAACTGCCTGCCCCTATAAGGATATATATCCGCATCGAAAAAATAATCCGCAATGGAACTTGAAAAGAATTCGTTTGTATACTCAAAAGAAAACTGTTCTTCGCCTCGTATATAATTTATATATAGCCGTCCTATTTTTATTGGCTTTCCGCCGTCATAGTACACATATAACGTTTTACTTTCGCTCAT